AATATAATGAGAAAGATATATGATTTAACTGCAATAACAGGAATGAAGATATATAATCCAGTAAGAATAAATATATTCCATGAAGTTGTAAAACCAGTGGATAATGCACAATAGTAGTGTAATTAAATAGTATTTTAATACTTTTTAATACTTTTTCTTACTAGGGTCAGAAATGAGTGATATGGTTTTAAATTTTATTGTAGAACCATGTGATCAAATATTATGTGGTATAGAATTTTTTGATCCTACAACTAATAATATATATAATATTGAACCTGAAGAAATATTAAGTAATTTAAGAAATAAAGAACCAAAACAACAATTTGGTAGTCCTAGACAAAAAATAGATAAAATACAAGAACAACATTTTCGTGAATTAATTAATACTAATGCTGAACAACAAAAAGAAATTAATAAATTAACACAAAAAATAGAAAGTGTTGGTGAAGATGGGTGTGAAAATGATTGTGAAACTAATCTTAAATTATTAGAAAAAATAAAAGTATCACATGAAGAAACATCACAAAGAATAGAAAAATACAAGACTAATGGAGCGATCGATAGAGTTATTAATTTAGATGATGGATGTGTTTTTTTACAAACTCTGATAAGAGAATATGGTCCAGGTGTATATATTGTTCGTGCATGTAGACGTTTTAATCCATTAATATCTGAGACAACTAGACAATTATTAAGACGAAAATCATTTGATAATAATAGTTTATAAAAAAATTGTAAAAAATAAATATAAAGAATATAACATATATATATTCAATAATGAATAAACTTAATAAAAAGTATAATAAAATCTTAGATGAATATAAAAATTATACAGAATTATATTTAAATAGATCTATAAAAAATGAAGAACGAGATATTATATATCGTAAAAAATGTGATAAAATTAATATTAATAAAAATTATATAAAATTATGGGAACAATATAAATTTTTAGAATCATTACCTCAACCTGAACAAAAATCAATTGAATGGTTTGAAATGAGAAATAATTTTATAACAGCTTCAGCAGGAGCTCAAGCAATTGGAGAGTCGCATTATGATAAACCAATAGAACTATTAAAGCAAAAAATAGGGTTAGGAACACCATTTGAAGAAAATAAAAATGTTCATCATGGTAAGAAATTTGAAAAAATAGCAATATTAATATATGAAAATATATATAATAACAAAGTTGGTGAATTTGGTCTAGTACCTCATATATCAATACCTCAAATTAGTTTTCTAGGAGCTTCACCAGATGGTATTTGTACTTGTTCTACATTAGATGGATGTTTTAGTAATTTAGTTGGAAGAATGTTAGAAATAAAATGTGTTACAACAAGAAAAATAAATACATCTGGTTTAGAAGATGGTGAAATGTGTCCTCATTATTATTGGGTTCAAGTTCAACTTCAATTAGAATGTTGTGATTTAGAGGAATGTGATTTTTGGCAATGTAAATTAAAAGATTATGATGATATTGAAGAATGGATGGATATTATAGAAGATACAAAAACACAACATACAGAACAACAAAATCAAATAATCGAAATAGACGAAAAATATAAATATGGAACATTAATAGAATTATTACCAATTAATACAGATGATATTAAGAAAACACATAAAAAAGAATGGTATGGAAAATATATTTATCCAACAACATTAAAATGTTCTATAAAAGATAAAATAAAATGGGGAGAATATATGAAAGAAAATTGGCAAACTATATATCCAGAATATTCAGAAGAATATAAATTTGGAAAAATATTATATTGGCATTTAGAACAATCTCATAATGTTTTAATAAAAAGAGATAGAGAATGGTTTAAAGACAAATTACCAAAATTTCAAGAATTTTGGGATCAAGTTGAAAGATATAAAAATGATCCTGTATTATTTGAAGAATTTAAAAAAGAATTAAAAGATAAAGAAAAACCAATTATTCAAAAAGAAAAAATTATTAAAATAAAAAATTATAATGAATTTTTTAATTCAGATTCAGATTAAAAAATTTATTATAATTTCATATATTCAAAATCTTCATTACTTGTTGTATAATATATTTTATTTATTTTGTAATTTTATTTTCATATATCTTATACAATAAATGATGCATAATGTAAATATCCTAATTTTCCATTTCTATCAATTTTTTGAATCTTTCTTGTTGATGGTAATTTATTTATTGCAGATACTTCTGCATGTATAGAGATACTAATATTATAATCCAAAATACTATAATGATTTATTCCATAAAAAAGGACCTTTAAGAGACGATTTTTTAAATATAAATGATGCATGATGTGAATGATCATGACCATGATCATTATGACTAATACATTGGCAACGCTTCTTTCCATATAACTTGAATAAATCCATTATTTAATATAATATTAAATATTATATTAAATAATTTTATATTAAATATTATAAATAATTATTAGTTATAATACAAATCTCTTATTTCTTTTTCTTCATTATCAATATTATCGATATAATAATTTACTAAAATACAATATAAACAAATAAGATCATATAATTGTTCATGAGGTAATTTTTTTATAAAAAACATCTCTTGTTCATCTAATGGTGTAAAATTTCTAATTTTTTTTGTAATATCATAAAATTTATTTTTATCATATGTTATTTCATTCACATAAATTTTATTGTTATAATTACATGTAAATAATTTTATAAAAAAATTGTAAAAATTTTTAAAATATTTTATCATTATTTTTATTATAGAAAAAATATTATTCTATAATAAATTTTTTTAATAAAATAATATATAAAATTATACAGATGAATAAAATAATTATTCATCTGTATTTAAAACTTGCATAATTTTTTCAAATATTATATGAATATGATCATCGGTATTTATTTTGATATAACTTTCGGGTCTTAATTGGTATCTATTATTAATATATTCTTCTTTTTCTCTATTATTATTATTATTAATCATAATAATAATATTTTTATTTGGAATATATATATCAATTAAAAATTTACCACTTCTAAATTGACATTTACAATTAAAATTTTTATCGTTTAAAAAATGTGTTATATGCTCAATATATCGAACTTTTTCTGTACTAGATGTTATAACTTTAATATCCAAATATTCTTGAATTAATTTATATACTGGTTTCAAATAAATTTTTCTACCTCTTTGGAATACTTCACAAATATCAACATATTTAATATAATAATTCTTATATTCGTCTATATAAACTGATTTTAATTTATATCTTTTTTTTAAATCTATTGATTTATAACCAAATATTTTTGAAAATTCATTAAGATAAATGACAAAAATATTATTATCTTCATATTCCCATTTATATAAAGATAGTTCTCCTAAATTACGATCAATTATCGATAAATCAAAAGTTTTATGTAGAGTTATATTGTTCATTATAATTATAATAATAAAAATTAAAATATTTTAATAATTATATATTTCAATTTTTTATGTTATTATATATATATATGTATATGTATAAAAATTATAAAGAAAAATATTTATATAATAAAAAATTATATCTTCAACAATTAGGTAGTTCAGAAGAATGTATAAATTATCAAACACAAATAACTCATAATGGTCCTATTTATTGTTTATCAGATATACATGGAGACATTTTTAGTTTTATTATATCATTAAGAGATTGTGCACAAATAATTGGTAAAGAAAATTATCAAGATGGTATAAATTTAGATATTGTTGATCCAGATATAGAAAGAAATTTATTAATAGATATTAGAGATGATGATAATGATTATGATGAAACTTTAGGTTATAATTGGATTGGTGAAAATAGTGTTCTTGTTATTTGTGGTGATATAATAGATCCAAAACGAGATTGTAATTTTTGTTTCAGAGATGAAGTATCTAATTTAGAATGTAATAATTATCCTCAAATAGAAATTAAATTATTAAGATTTATTAATGCAATGAATAAAAAAGCAATGGAAAAAGGTGGGAGAATATATAAATTATTAGGTAATCATGAATTAGAATCAATGAGGGAATCAAATAGCAGACAAATTAATAAGTATATATTTGATAATATGAAAACATTTGATAATTATTATAGAGGTAATACAAGATATAATACATTTAATTATGGATATGAAGGTTTTAATTTATTATTTGAAGATAGTTGCGGTATTTTACTTAAAATAAATAATACAATATTTGCCCATGGACAATTACCACCATCACCACTAAGCATTGATGATGTACATAATGATAATATATTTATTAATGATCCATATTTACGCATTATTGGAAAAATTCAACTAAATGAAGATACATTTCGAAGATTAAAAGCAAATTGGTCTAGATTTATTATAGATTATAGTAATAAAAAAAGTATATTATTAAATCGTGATTGGGCTGATAATAAAAAAATTAATGAAAGATATATGAATTGTACTCAAGAAACATTTTGTATAGATACAATACAAAATAGAATAAAAGAATTTATGAGGACTGATGATATTTCAAAATTACGTGTTGTTTTAGGTCATTGTCCACAAACAGATTCTTCATTATTTGACAAAGTAAATTCAACTTTTTCTGAATTATTAGATGAAACAGATGTAAATAAAACTTATGGTTCTAAAGAACAATATACAGGATTAGCAGATTTTACAGATCAAAATAAAATATTTGGGATTACAATGCAATGTCCAAAACAAAATTATATGAATGATCATTATGTTTATCATATTGATGCAACTACATCTCGAAGTTTTGATCAAAATTATGATAATATACAAAATAGATATGATGAAAATAAATATTTATTTTCTAAAACACCACAAATATTATTAATTAATAATAATAATAATGGAATAGATGATATTATAACTATTATAAAATCAAAAATGAGAAATACAAGAATACATTTACCTAGAAATAAATATGAAAGATTAATTAAAGATAATCCTGAATTCGATATTAACAATAGAGATATATATGACTAATATTATTATTATTATTTTTATTTATTATTATTTTTATTTCCATGAAAATATATTTATTGATAAGATAAAGTAAAATGATGAAATTAAAATTGATGGTATAAAATTATATATATTATCTCTATGAATAATTGATGAAGCAATAGTTAATATAAATATAATAGATTCACAAGATAACATAGTTATTAATGTTGTTAAATATTTTGAGTTTTTAGTACTAGTATTACTTAATGTTCCGGTTGAAACCCATTCTAATTTTTTATTTATTAAATTATCAAATATAGTTATAAGATATATATATTGTTGGAATAAACAAATACGTATTGGAATACATGTATATTTTTGAGATGATAATAATTTTATAAAGAATATATTTAAAATTTGCGATATTGAAAAAAGAAAATTAAAGATAATAATTTTTTCTGAATAAAAGAATAATAATATTATTGAAAATATTATTTTAATTAATATTTGTAAAGCATTTGTTATATAATATAAAAATCCTGTAAATAAACATAATTTTTGAATTATTTTTATATCTGAATTCCAAAAAAAATAACTTGTTAATAATTTTGTTGAACCACTACACCATCTATATTGTTGAAAAAAAAATCCTTGTAATTCATATGGATTCATACCTGTTGCTAAATTAATTGGCAAATATCTTATTTTATATTTTTCTAATATAACACGTAATCCAGTATTTACATCTTCACTATCATTAACTTGTGCCGTTCCTCCAAATTTAAATGTTGCAAATCTACGATATATTGCATTAGTTCCAACACATAAAGGACATTCGAAAATATTTTTATCATTTTGTGATATTTTATAAAAAATTTCTTGTATAATACCAGCATTTTGTTCAATCCATGATTGACTTTGTAAACATCTAAAATATTGTGGAGTTTGGAGAATACCTATTGATGTATCATTTAACATATATGGTATAGTTTCTAATAAAAAATTTTGATGAGGACAAAAATCTGCATCAAAAACAACAATAAATTGTCCATTTGTTTGTTTAAATGCATTCCTTAAATTTCCAGCTTTTTTATATAAAGGACGATCATTGCGTATAATATAATTAAAATTATATTCATATGCTAATTTTTCAGCATATTTATTACAACCATCATCTAAAACATAAATATTTAAATTTGGATAATTTAATAATTTAACATAGTTCCATGTATTTTGTATAATAAATAGAGGTTCATTACATATTGGTAAAAAAATATCTACTGTAGGATAATATGTTATATTATTAATCATTGTTTCATGTATATTTATATCTATAAAATTATTTATTTTTGTCATATAAATTGAATAACATATTATATGATATAATAAATATATTATTGAAATTATTAATAAATAATACATATCATTTGATATAATCATTAATAATATAATTGATGATATATTAGATATATTTACTAGACTAGTTATAAAATATATTAATATTCGATTTGAATATTTAATATATAAATATTTTTCTTCTTCATCTGGAGGTGTTGGTAAGACTATATTTTCATCTATTATATTTAATTTAAAAGTTAAATTATCGTCAGATAAAATAATATCATTATTAATATTTATATTATTGTTAGATAATATTATATTATTATCAATATTATCTTGAGATAAAATAACATTATCATCAATATCTATATTATATTTATCCACAATATCTATATAAAAATTTAAATTATCAATTATATAATCAATAATATTTAAATTATTATTAATATTTGTATATTTATTAATTATATAATTATTTGAATTATCAATAATAAAATTAATAATTTTATTATCTAATTTATTATTATCTTTAAAATATGTTATTATAGTATTTTGCTCTTTATTATCTTTAAAATATGTTATCATATTATTTTGCTCTTTATTATCTAATTTATTATTATAATCTAATATAATATTATTTAATAATTTAAATAAATTATATAATTTTAATTTATCTGATTGATAATATATATCAATATATTCAAATATATTTAGATGATTAACTGATAAATCTATTTTAGGTATAAAATCTATAGTATCATTATACATAATTATAATATTAATATAGATTTATTTTAAAAATAATAAAATAAAATATTAAAATTAATTTTAATATTTTATTTTATATTTTATTAAATTATAATGATAAATAAATCTATAATAAAAAAATATTTACGAGAATTACCAACTAATTATTTAAATGTTAATATAAAATTTTCTCAAAAAGAAATTAATTATTTTGAAAATTTTAATATTAAAAAAGATAATAATTTTGAACATTTTGGAAATATAGATGATTTAGATGATTTTAAATTAAATGAATATATAAATGATATTGGAAATAATGAAAATATTAATATATTTAATAATGTTGTTCATAAATTATTAAATACTATTTGTAAAGCTTATAATACTAAATTTTGTTGGTTAGCTATTAGAATTCGCATTCCAACTAATAATTATGATATCCCTAGATGGCATCAAGATGGAGTTTTTTTTGTAAATTCAGATACTTTACAAGCAAAATTTATAACAGTATTAAAAGGACCTGGAACACTTTTTATAAAAAATAAAAAAATAAATGATATTCATAAAAAATATCATGATAAAAAATTTATTGAATATAACAAATTAAATATTTTTTATGATAAAGAAATTGAAGATAAATATAGAAAAATATTGGCAAAAAAATATTTAATTTTTAAACAACATCAAGTACAAATAAGACAAGGTTTAATATTTTTAAATTCTCAGAATAAATTTCCTCTAGTTCATTCTGAACCTAAAATAGATGTTTCCAGAATATTTATATCAATACTACCCGGTACAGAAGAAGATGTTATTAATTTAAAAAAAAGATGGAATCGATAAATAATATATATATATTATTGAAATAAATTAATTATATATAATTTATTTCAATAATATATATATATGAATAAAAAACATATAAAATATATGACAAAATATTTTAATTTAAAATATAATGGAGGTATGTTTAAGGAGGAGATAGATTATAGTGATCTTGAAAAATATTTAGATTTAGATGATTTAACAAAATTAGAAAAACAAGAATATGATGATTTTTTTACTAATATAAATATAATAAGAAAGAAATTAGATAACAAGGAAACAGATATAATTAAATTATTAAAAACTCCTGAAATAATAATGGAAATTCTAATAATTTATGAAACTAAACAAAATAAAGAAATTTATGATATAATAATTAATAAATTTGTAAATATAGAAAATATATCAATAAATTATATTTATATTCCTAGAAACACAATTTTATTTAATTTATTACTTCGTATTGATTTATATGATCAAATTAAAAAATATAATTTATCTATTTTTTATAGTAGTAAAAATGAAATAATAAATTTTTATAGAATAATTTTTTATCCACAATATATTAATAATTTTAAAGAATTAATTAGATTAAATTTATTGCCTAGAGAATTTATATCTGATCATAATAAACAAATTTATAAAATATTAAATTCTAATTTTGATGAAAAATTATATAAAAAAAAAAAATATGTTTATGATTTTAATATTATACATTTTTATAATGATGAAGAAATTATGAGATATTTTTTAGATAATTTTATAGAATATAAAAATTTAGTATTAATAAATATTTTATTATATAATGAAACATTTGAATTATTTAATAAACTAATATATGATTATAGTATAGATATAAATAATATAGAAATAGAAAAATTAAAATTAAATCAAATAATCTTTATAATAAATAATATAGATATTCTTGAATATTTAAAATCAATTGGTTTAATAGAAACAAACTTTGATGAACCCTTTACAATTATAGAATATTGTGAAGAAATTATTGATACACCTAAAAAATTTACAATACATTCAATTTTAGAACTAGACAAAAATATTTATCATGGTTCATATTATAAAATTGATAATTATCAATTAAATGTTCCAACTTTTTATTCATTAGATATTTTACAATCATTAGGTCATATATTAATTCCTGTTCAGTCTTATTTCCATTATTATACACATAATCATTATATGAGATTACTTAATGATAAAAATCATACTATTAATAAACCATTAAATTATTATCCAGTTATATATATATATAAAATTAGAGAAACGGAATCAATTAATTTATTATTATTAGATGATGTATGGAATGATGATTTTAGTCATATATATATACCTAAAATATTATATAAATATGTTATTATTCATCCAGATTTTGTAAATATTATTTATAAATTTTGTTCACAAATAATGAATATATATCTTGATCCAATTATATATGAAATTTTTAATAAATTAAAAATAATAATTGGATCTAAAGATTTAACAAATGATATAAAAATAGATTATATTATAAAATATTATTTAAATCAAAATTTATTAACTATATTGGAAAGATATGCAAAAAAATGTGCAAAAGAATGTTTTAGATCGTTTTTAAATATATCTGGTTATGAATTATTGACAAAAATAGATTATAATGCATATTTTAATGAAATAGGAATAAAAGATCCTGAAAATATAATAGATGGTTTTTATGTCCCAAATGATCAAGATGAAATTATATTATTAAATAATAATAAAATAGAAATTAGAGATATATTATATATTGTTCCTTATTCATATCTAAAAGAAAATAATGAACAAATGATAGAGTATATTACAGAATATTTAAGATTAAAAACTTTAATTAAAAAATCTTATTATAAATATAATCCTTTTTTAAACTTTTATAGACATTATTTAAAATTAGGAAAAAATTTAGATGATTTAACTAATTTATTAACATTAGAAAATTCATGGTTTTTTGATTATTATTCTACTTATTGCAATAATTTTAATCCTTATACACATGAAGTAAATGGTGATTGTAACGAAATGTGTAAAATGTTAATACCAACAGATCGTTATGTCTATAAGGATTTAACACAAAAAGAATTAAAATGGTCATTTCCAGGTTGTGATATTATTAAAAGTCAAAAAGTATCAATTTATGATACTAGTAAATTAGGTCAATTAGAAGAATATATTACTCTTTTATTATTAAAAACAAGATCATCTATATTATTTGGTAATATTGAATATCTTGAATAATAAATTAGTATTTATAAATTATTTAATATAAATTATTAGTATTATTAATACTAATTCATTAATTTTGAATGTTTTATAAACTTTAAAAAAATTTAATTTTAATAATTATTATTATGCTTGTATTTTTTTATTAGAAATATAATATATTAAGAGAAAAAAGATTTATAACAAATATATTTAATGTTCATATTAATATATATATATATTATTTATAGAATATATATTATATGAATAAAAAATATATAAAATATGTTACAAAATATGTTGAATTAAAATATGTTGAATTAAAATATATAGGAGGTATGAAAATAGATGAAAAAATAGATGAAAATTATACTATTCTTGAAAATTATTTAAAACCAAAAAATATAACAATAGATAAGTATAATTATTTATTGTCTGATTTAGCTAGGATAAAATTAAAATTAAATAATCAAGAATCAAATATAATAGAATTATTAAAAACTCCTGAAATAATAATGGAAATACTAATAAGTTATGAAAATATACAAAATAAAGAAATTTATGATATAATCATCGATAAATTTGTAAATATAGAAAATATATCAATAGATTATATTTATATTCCTATAAAAACAAATTTATTTAAATTATTACTTCATAATAATTTATATGATCAAATTAATAAATATGATTTATTAATTTTTTTTCGTGATGAAATACAAATATTAAATTTTTACACAATAATTTTTTATCCAGAATATATTAATAATTTTATAGAGTTTATTAAATTTGATTTATTGCCTTTTGAATTTATAATTGATTCTCATAAAATAATTTATAAGATATTAAATAATAATTTAGATAAAAAAATATATGAACATATGAAATATATTTATAATTTTAATATTATACATTTATATAATAATGAAAATATAATAAAATATTTTTTTAAAAAATTTACAGAATTAGAAAATAATAAAGAATATATAAATTTAATATTAATAAATATTTTATTATATAATGAAACATTTGATTTATTTAATAAATTAATAGATGAATATAAAATAGATGTAAATAATATACAAACAAAAGAATCTACATTGATTCAAATAATCTTTATGATAAATAATCCTGTTATATTTGAACATTTAAAATTAATTGGTTTAAAAGACATAAATATAAATATATTAAATTTATTTCATAAATCTTTAATTAAATATATAGATATTCACGAACCTATTGAAATTATTGAATATTTTGAAGAAATTACTTGTACAGTCAAAAAATTTAATATATATCCAATTTTAGAATTAGATAGAAATATTTATCATGGTTCATATTATAAAATTGATAATTATAAATTAAATGTTCCAACTTTCTATTCATTAGATATTTTACAATCATTAGGACATATCTTAATATTAGTTCAGTCTTATTTTCATTTTTATAAAAATGGTAAACATATAAATGCACTTCAAAATAAAAAACATAATATTAATAAACCATTAAGTTATTATCCAATTATTTATATATATAATATAAAAGAACCAATTAATTTATTATTATTAGATGATGTATGGAATAATGATTTTAGTTATATATATATACCTAAAATCTTATATAAATATTTAATTATTCATCCAGATGTTGTAAATATTATTTATAAATTCTGTTCACAAATAATGAATATAGAAATGAATCCATTCATATCTAAGATTTTTAATAAATTAAAAATAATAATTGAATATAAAGATACAATAAATGATATAAAAATAGATTATATTGCAAAATATTATCTAAATCAAAATTTATTAAATATACTTGAAATATATGCAAAAAAATGTTCAAAACAATGTTTTAGATCGTTTTTTAATATTTGTGGTTATGAATTATTAACAAAAATAGATTATAATGAATATTTTAATGAAATAGGTATAAAAGATTCTGAAAATATAATAGATGGTTTATATGTTCCAAATGATCAAGATGAAATTATATTATTAAATAATAATAAATTAATAATTAAAGATCTATTATATATTGTTCCATATTCATATTTAGAACAAGATGATACTAATATTCATGAATATATTAGAGAATATTTTAGATTAAAATCAGAATTAAATCAAAATATTACAAATATAGACATTAAATATTTTTTTAATTTTTATACACATTTTTTAGAATTAGGAAAAAGTTTAAATGATTCAAATACATTAACGCTTTTAAATTCATGGTTTTTTGATTATTATTCTACTTATTGTAATAATTTTAATCCTTATACACATGAAGTAAATGGTGATTGTAACGAAAGGTGTAAAATGTTAATACCAACAGATCATTTTGTATACAAGGATTTAACACAAAGAGAATTAAAATGGTCATTTCCAGGTTGTGGTGTTATTAAAAGTCAAAAAGTATCAATTTTTGATACTAATAAATTACCTCAATTACAAAAATATATAGATTTCTTATTATCAAGGGCACTATCGTCCCAATTATTTGGTAATATTGACTATCTTGAATAATATTAGAGTATTAGAATAAACTTATTAAATTATATAAATTTAAAAAATAATATTTATATTAATTCATAATTTTTTTGTTAATTGGAGTATAACTCAATACAATAATAAATCTATATATATTATTAAATATTTATAGATGAACATCTATAATAACATTTATTTATTAAACAATAGCAATTTATACATATTTCATGACCACAATTAAATGATATATGTTGTAATTTATTATAACATATTAAACAGTCTTTAATATTATCTTCATTTTTATTTATTTTATTAATATATTCTGTTACTTTACTACAATCTAATAATTTATCCATTTTTTTTATTACAATTGTAGATTTATTTTCTAAATTTGACAATAAATGATAAAATTTTAATTTATTACTATAAAACATATCTAATTTATTTAATGCATAACAATTATTATCATTAATCGCCATTAAATAATATTTTTTCATTAATTCATAATTTTTAACAATATTTTGATAATAATCACCTAATGAACACATGGCTTGAGAATCTTGATTCTCAACTGCTATTAATAAATATTTTATCATTTTTTCATAATCTTCAATTTCTCGATAATAATCAGCTAAACTTGTCATTGATTCTAAATTTCCATTTTCAATTGCCATTAAATAATATTTTTCCATTTCTTCATAATTTTTCTCAATTTTATAATGATATCCTAAACATCCCATTGATTCTGAACATCCTTTTTCAATTGCCATTAAATAATATTTTTTCATTTCTTCATATTCATTTTTTTCATAATAATAATAACCTAATAATTTTAATGAATTTACTGAACCATGATCAATTGCCATTAAATGATATTTTTCCATTTTTTCAAAATCATCTTGATAATAATAAAATTCTCCTAATTCTTCCATAGTTTCAATATCATTATTTTCTATAGCCATTAAATAATATTTTAACATTTCTTCATGATTTTTCTCAATTTTTTTATAATAATTACCTAATGAATATATAGATTCTAAATTACCTTTTTCAATTGCTAATAAATAATATTTTTTCATTTCATCATAATTAATATAAATTAAATGATAATATTGTCCTATCAAATTTAATATTATATGATCTTCTAAATTATATTTTTCTGGTTCAAGCATTGGATTATTATACATTTCTAATATTAAATTAGTATATGGTAATTCATTATCATAAAATACTAGAGGATACTTTTCAGATATGTCATTTAAAGTTAAAAAGTTCATTAATAATTAATTTATATTAGAGTATAATATAAATTAATCAATTTTTTATTTTTCTTTAATTTCATTATATATTCTTAAATTATCCATACTTTCTAAACAACCATTTTCAATTCCCATTAGATAATATTTTTTCATTAAATTATAATTTTTTTCTTGAAATTCATAATATAAACCTAAATAATACATACTTTTTATACAACCTTTATCAATTGCTTTTAAATAATATATTTTCATTAATTCATAATTTTTTTCTTCTAATTGAAAATATAATCCTAATTTATGCATACTATTAGCAATCGCTAATGAATAATATTTTTTCATTTCATCATAATTAATATGAATTAAATGATAATATTGACCAATTAAATTTAATATGATATGATCATCTAGATCATATTTTTCTGGTTCAATATTAGGATTATTATACATTTCTAATATTATTTCAGTATATGGTAATTCATAATTATAAAATATAATAGGATATTTATCTATGATATCATTTAATGTTTTAAAGTTCATTTAAAAATATAATCTTTTTAAATACTATAATATTAAATAATCAATTTTTTAGAAAAATTTATTTTTATAAAATAATAGCATTTTGTAAATCTAAATAACAATTTTTTATTATTATTTAATAATATTATTTAAGCTCTAATTTTTACTAATAAAGTCTAAAAATCTGCTAATTTTTTACCTAAATCATTTAAATTAGGGGTTTCAATTATAGTTATCTCTTGTATTTATCCTCCATAGTAATTAATATATTAAAACAACATTTTTATAAAAATGTTGTTTTAATAGTTTGATTTTTATATATATAATACTAGTATTAATAATGTATCATTGCAATATAATTTTATTATATCTCTTTATTTATAAATGGAGAGATATAATGAAATGAATGGAGTTAAATTTTGTATTTAATGGATAAATCTATATATTGGTCGATATATACAAATAAGATGAATGGGTGGGCTGAGGCATACTTCAACGCTTGTTTTAAAGATGTTAACTAGAAATCAACAAATTTACTCTAATGAGGTGGCAACTGACCTAAGAAGCCATCTTGTAGAATTGAAGTTTTATGATTAAAAATCATAGAATATCCTCTTTGGTATGAACTACCCATGTACATACCAACCGACTTTCTCCTAGTCGATACTATATATTTTCTAATGACATTTATATATTTTTTTTTTTTCAATTTTTTTGATACAAATAAAACATACTCGTAATTATAATCTAAAAACCTGCTAATTTTGTTCCTAAATAATTTAAATTAGGGGTTTCAATTATAGTTATTTCTTGTATTTCTCCTCCATAAGTTTGGGGAGTTTTTGCAAATAATTTTATTTCACATGGATAATGTGATGTTGTTCTTTTATCATTAAATGCTATTTGTTTCTTTTCTAAATTTTTTTTAGAACATAATTTTCTTGGCATATAACATAAATATATAATTGATCTAAAATTAGATACATTTCTACTTTTAAAAGCCTCACTTCCACAATGAATTGTTCGACTATCCCATAATACTAAACTACCTTTTGGACATTTAATATATTTTATTTCACATCCTTTTTCTTTATAAAATTTTTGTTGTTCTTTATTTAATTTATACCAATTTTTTTTATCTGTTATATTATATTTATCCTTAAATTCATTGTGATATTTATTACTACCTTCCATAAATGTTAATGTAGCATCTCCATCATTAACATCTAATCCTGTAATATAACTTTGAATACATTTAAAATCTGGAGTTGTAAAAGATTGATCTGTATGATACCATGTATTTCCACGATTCCAACCTTTATTAGTCATTTCTGGTGGTAAATTAAAACTTAAACCATCAAATGAAACTAATAATTCATCCATATTACAATTCCAGAAATGAGCAAATATTTCAACTATTTTTATATTTTGTCTCACATTCCATGATGCTTGACAATGTCCAACATGCCAATGTTGTAATAACATTGAATGTAATGGATATAATTTATAAAATTCTCTCCATGTATTTGAATTATTTCGATTTATTGGGAGTTCCCATAATTGTGTTATATGTTCTAAAAAATCCCAAATTTCACTATTCATTAAATTACATTCATTTTCATCTAAAATATTTGGAATAATTGCTACACCATATATTTCAATTGTATTTTTTAATGTCTCTTTAGTACATATATATTTTTCAAATTCATATTTTGATGTCATTTATATAAATAATATTATTTTTATTAAAACATATTTATATCAATTTTTATTTTTATTTAATAAAAATAAAAATTGATATTTATAGTTATTATCTATAAATATCTTTATAAAATAATAATGGTAATTGAAAATTTATGCGATGTATGTATTCAAAATAATATAGAATTAGCAAGATCAATAATTCATGAAAATGTAAATGTAAATATTAATAAAAAATATTATAATGATAAAACACTTTTACATATTATTTTAGGTAAATCTGATATGGAAAATTACTATGAAATAATTAAATTATTAATTGAAAATGGAATAAATATAAATGAAAAAGATAATTATAAACGTACAGCATTACATATGGCATGTTATTATAATTCAGAAATAATAATTAAATTACTTGTTAAAAGTGGAGCAAATTTAAATGATAAAACAGATTATTATTATTTTAATTCTATTAGTGAATTCATATGGAATAAAGGATATAAAGATATAATTAAATCATATCATAATGATGCTTTTGAAATTATAAATATAAATACAGAAAATCCATATTTAATAACAAAAACTGGTAATATAATTGATGTATGTAAAAATAAACTTGTCGAACCAATATATAATGATAATATATATTTACGAGTTAAACTAGATAATAAATTATATTTAATACATATATTAGTTGGAAATACTTTTAAATTTAATAAAGATTCAACATTTATTATTGAACATATTGATAATAATGTTCAAAATAATCATATTGATAATCTATCATGGGTTAAAATTAATATTTCTTATCCTGAATATATCTGTAATGTTGAATTTAATAATATCCCAGATTTTTTATATGATTCAGAATTATATAAAATCTGTTTAGAATCTCAAGATGATTTTACTATTATAAAAAAATATTATAAAAATGATTTAATAATAAATTCAATTAATGATTTTATTCATCTATTATATACATTAAGATATTGGTGTGTAAATGATATACCATATAAAATATATGATTATATTGTAAATAATATTACTATTATTGAAATATATTATAATTTTTTACAAGATATATTTAATGATTTTTTTTTTTTAGATGAAATTAAAATATTATTTAGATATGACAAAAAAGATATAACTTGTATTTGTGCAGAAAAAGGACTTTTAAATTTATTAATATATGCTCATAAAAATGATTATCCTCTAGATAATAGAACATGTTATTATGCAGCTAGAAATGGACATTTAGCAATAGTAAAATATGCTCATGAAAATGGTTGTATTTGGGATTGGAAAGTTTGCTCGAATGCATCTTTAAATGGTCATTTAGCAATACTAAAGTATGCTCATGAAAATGGTTGTATTTGGGATTGGAAAGTTTGTTCTAATGGAGCTTTAAATGGTCATTTAGCTATACTAAAGTATGCACGTGAAAATAATTGTGATTGGAGAATGTCTGTATGTGAAAATGCAGCTAAAAATGGTCATTTAGATTGTTTGATATATGCTCATGAAAATGGTTGTAGATGGAATTATTTAACATGTTCTTTAGCATCTTTAAATGGTCATTTAGATTGTCTAAAATATGCTCATGAAAATGGTTGTGAGTGGTTAATGTCTACATGTGAAAATGCAGCTAAAAATGGTCATTTAGATTGTTTAAAATATGCTCATGAAAATAATTGTCCATGGAATTGGATAACATGTTATCGAGCTGCTAGTAATGGACATTTAGATTGTTTAAAATATGCTCATGAAAATGGATGTTTAATTAAAGTTAATTTAGGAACATGTTCTATTGCAGCTTTAAATGGACATCTAAATTGTTTAAAATATTCTTATGAAAATGGATGTCTATTTGATAATGATACATGTTCTAATGCAACAAAAAATGGTCATTTAAATTGTTTAAAATATGCTCATGAAAATAATTGTCCATGGGATAAAATGACATGTTTTAATTCCGCTCAAAATGGTCATTTAGAATGTTTAAAATATGCTCATGAAAATGGTTGTCCATGGGATAAAAATGAATGTTTAAATATTGCTATAAAACATGATCATTTTGAATGTATTAAATATATCCAAGATAATTTAATTTAATATTTTTTTTTATAAAATAAATTATTAAAGTAAGGATTTAAGATTTAACTTTTTTATTTATAAATGCTATTATAGTTATTAATTATATTTAATAATTTATAAAAATAAATTAATGATTATAAATAATGTTTATTGTTAAAAGATGTTTTGATGATGGACAAGGTAATACATTATATAAATCAAGTTGTATAATTGGAATTTATGATCTTTTGTCTATTTTACAAAAATTAAAATATGAATATAGTAAAAATGATATATTATTAGATAACAAAAAATAATAAAGAAATTTATAATGGATTATGTTTTGAGATTGTTGAACATAAAAATATTATGAATAATATTAAAATGAAATAAAAATAAATAATTTATTAAATTATGATAGCGTTCCATCTAAAACTAATATCATCTGGATCGTTTATTTTTTTAGCACTAGGATTTAAAACAGCTTTAATAACAATTTTATCACTTGGATTAATAATAAATGATATAGGATTATTTCCAAATTCTGGACTTATTTTTCCAGTTAATATTATAGTAGATTGGATTATATTATTAATTAAAAGATAATATGTATACCCTACTAAATCTTTTAATGCATGTTCACTTTTTGATGTAGCTATTATATTAAAATTAGAAAGTGTTATTGTTGATGTTCCAATATATGTATATTCAGCAATCGATTGAGTAAAACTATTAATTGCTACTGTAGTTATGAATGTTAATAGATTAGGTATATTTACACCTACAAAATATGTATCTCCAATTTTATTTGAACCTTCTAATATTTCAATATCATCCCATACTAAACCATCTCCACAAACTTGAGATATCATACGTGGAAAAATGAAGGTCCAATTGGACAGAAAGGACATGGATAACTAATTGGTCCAATTTCTCCCGTTTCCCCTTTATCCCCTTTATCCCCTTTATCTCCACGTTCCCCTTTATCTCCACATTCCCCTTTATCCCCTTTATCTCCACATTCTCCTTTATCTCCTTTATCCCCTTTATCTCCTTTATCCCCTTTATCTCCTGTATCCCCTTTATCTCCTTTATCTCCTTTATCCCCTTTATCTCCTGTATCCCCTTTATCTCCTTTATCTCCTTTATCTCCTTTATCTCCTTGGTCTCCTGTATCTCCTATATCTCCTTTATCTCCTTGGTCTCCTTTATCTCCTTTATCTCCAGTATCCCCTTTATCTCCTTTATCTCCTTTATCTCCTTTATCTCCTTGGTCTCCTGTATCTCCTTGGTCTCCTGTATCTCCTATATCTCCTTTATCTCCTTGGTCTCCTTGTTTTCCTATTTCCCCTTTATCTCCTGTATCTCCTTTATCCCCTTTATCTCCTTTATCCCCTTTATCCCCTTTATCTCCTTTATCTCCTTTATCTCCTTTATCTCCTTTATCCCCTTTTAAACCACATATTCCATTATAACCATTCTCACCTTTATCTCCTTTATCTCCTTTATCTCCCTTATCTCCCTTATCTCCTTTACATCCTTGGATACCTTTATCACCAATATCTCCACGTTCTCCTTGGTCTCCTTTATCTCCTTTATCACCTTTATCCCCTTTACATCCTTGATTTCCTTTTTCACCACTTGGACCACATTCACCTTTATCACCTTTACATCCTTGAATACCTTTATCACCTTTATCTCCTTTAGGACCTATATCACCAACAAGACCTTTACATCCAGTTTCACCATTATCACCTTTATCACCTTTCATACCACTATCACCCTTTTCTCCTTTATCTCCTTTGTCTCCTTTTTCACCTCTATCGCCTTTAACTCCTTTTTCACCTTTATGTCCTCTATCGCCTTTATCGCCTTTTTCACCTTTTTCACCTCTATCACCTTTTATTCCATTATCACCTTTACAACCTTTTTCACCAATATCACCTTTTTCACCTTTATCTCCTTTACATCCTTGATCTCCCTTAGATCCTTGATCCCCTTTAATACCTTGATCCCCCTTATCTCCTTTATCACCAAATTCACCATCATCACCTTTATCACCTTTATCACCTTTATCGCCTTTATTTCCTTGATCACCTTTTATTCCACTATCACCTTTATGTCCTTTATCTCCTTTATCTCCTTTTTCTCCTTTTTCTAAATTACATTTTTTATTATTTTCACAACTTTCATTATAATTATTTTCACTATATTTATTACATTCTTTTACTTTATTACATTTATTCTCATTTTTTTTATGTTTTTTATGTTTAACTTTATCAATTTTAATTATTTTACAATTTATTGAATTAGATAAATTATCTGAACTTTCAGTTTCAGATGTATAAGAATCATATGAAGAATCAGAATTATAATTTTTTTTTGGCATATAAATTATTATAATATTTTTTTTAAATATTATAATATTTTTTTTTAAATATTATAATATTTTTTTTAATATTTTTATACATTTGTTTTTAAATATTATAGTAATTTAAATGACTCAAAAAAAATTGATATTTTATTATTATAAATATATTATATTACTAAAATATCAAATGATAAAATCACATCAAAAAAATAGTATGTTTAATTTAGCAATATATTATGATGAAAAAAAAGATTATGTATTAATGAAAAGGTATTATTTAATTGCAATCGGACAAGATTGTGTAAATAGTATGTTTAATTTAGCAAATTATTATGAAGATGAAGAAAAAGATTATGAATTAATGAAAAAATATTATTTAATGGCAATTGAAAAAGATTGCATAGATAGTATGTTTAATTTAGGATCATATTATGAAAATGAAGAAAAAGATTATGAATTAATGAAAAAATATTATTTAATGGCAATTGATAGATGTTGTGAAAAGAGTATGTTTAATTTAGGATCATATTATAATAATGTAGAAAAAGATTATGATTTAATGGAAAAATATTATTTAATGGCGATTAAAAAAGATTGTAAAAAAAGTATGAATAATTTAGGATATTATTATTTTATGATAGAAAAGTATGAAGAAATGAAAAAATATTATATAATGGCAATTAAAAAGGGTAATTTAGAAAGTTTATATAATTTAGGATTATATTATAAAACTATTGAATAAATTAAATAATTTCTAGTATAAATATAATAATTTCTAGTATAAATATAATAATTTCTAGTATAAATATAATAATTTCTAGTATAAATATAATAATTTCTAGTATAAATATAATAATTTCTAGCATAAATATAAATGCCTGAATCTCCGGAAATATATAATTTAACAAAAAATGTTTTATCTAAATATATAGGAAAAAAATTAACAAATATAAAAATAAATTATGGTAGATATAAAAAACATGGACCTCCGGAAAATTTTAATAAATTTAAAAAAACATTCCCCATTAAATGTATAAATGTCTATAAAAAAGGTAAAGTGATATTTATCTCTTTTGAACATAATTGGTATATTATATCAAAATTAGGTTTAATTGGTTGGTGGAATATAGAAGGAAAAGAAGTTGATTGGAAAAATGATAATAAAAAAAATGTTGTTTTATCATTTAATAATTCTAAAGATTTAATTTACGATGATCATTTAAGTTTTGGAACTTTAATTATAACCAATGATTCAAATATAATACAAAAAGAATTAGATAAATTAGCCCCAGATATTAGTGATAAAAATATTAAATTTTCAGAAATTTTAGAACGAATTAATATATTAATCCCTAAAATAAAAAATAAATTAATAGAAGATATAATAATAGATCAAAAATTAATATTTTCTGGAATTGGGAATTATTTAAAATCTGAAATTTTATATAGAGCAAAAATTTCACCATTAAGAAAAATAAAAAATATAAATAATGATGAATGGAAAAAAATATTTACAATTGCTAAAAAATTATGTAATAAAATGCAATTAATATTAGAAACAGATAATTCAAATAAATATTTTGATTCTATGAAAGTATATCAAAAAGAAAAAGATCCATATGGTAATAAGATAAAAACTCATAAATCATTGGGTGGAAGAACAACATTTTATGTTGAATCTATACAAAAATAAAATAATTTTATAAATAAAATAAATAATATCTAATTTATATTATATGAAAGAAGAAATTCAAAAATATCTTGAAAATTTAAAAAAAAAATTTGATGAAAATAATAATTATTATCAAGCATATAAAATGATTAAAAATAAAGTTATTTTAATTGGTAATACTAGTACTAAAAAAGAATTAAATGATTTAGTTTCAAATAATTTAGATGATTTAATGGAAGAAAATGTTTCATATGTTATTAAAGTTTCATATAATATATCTTTAAAAAATTATTTAAAAGGACCTTTAAGTATCTTATGTGTTATAAATGAAATAACAGATAAAGGAAAATTAAGTAAAAAAAATATGAAAGTAAATTCAGTTTATTATACAGAAAAAGAATTAGAAGATTATAAACTTAAAAAAAATGATTTTAAATTAATAATTAATGGATTAATGAATGAAACTATAGAATCAAATCCATTAAAAATATATACAAGAAAAGATATTGAATAATTTTACATTTCTTCATCATCTGAGTCATTTATTTCAATTTGATTAGATTTTTTAGATATAGGAATATCTTGTTGTATAGGTTTATTGACAATTTTATTAGATTTATTTTTTTTTTCAAATTTACAGCCAAATAAATAATTTTTAGTTAAAGATTTTTCAGAATTATTATAACTTATTTTTTCTTTAATTTCATCTAAACATTGTTTTAGAGAACGAGGAACGCCCTTAAAACAATTTTTTTTATTATATTCATAATGATTTTTGATATCAGATATTTTGATACGTTCATTATTATTCCCTGTAAAAATAAGTTGAGGTATATATTCTACAATTGGATGATTGATTATTAATTTTGTATTTTTTTCATATGATTTTTTTTTAAATTCAAGATCTTTTAGTAAAAATTCAATTTGTTGTTGTAAAAATTCAATTTCATTATTTTTTTCTTTTATTATTTTATTTAATCTTTTATTTTCATTATAATCATTTTTATTTTGATTATAATTTATATTATTAAAGACACTAATAAAATTTAATTCTGTTTTTTGTTTATTTTGTATCATTTCTTTAAAAGATTGAAACATATTATCTAAAAAATAATTTTTTATTTTTCTATATGTTTCTCTAATAATTGCAACTTTATCATATATTTCAACATCTAACATATTTAATAATTGTTCAAATGCATTTGGTGATAATATATAATCATTTTCAAGTTCATTAAACTCATATTTATGTTCTAAATCTTCTAACATATCATAAATTTTTTTTATTTCTTTTTTATTTTTTTCTGAATCAACAACACCAATCCAATTAAACAGATTTTTTTTTAATTTAATATTTCTTGGTATAGAACCAATTTTGTCACGAGAACAACCTTTAATAATATCATAACATTGTTCGGATGTTAATAATTTAAGTAATTCTTCATCATTACATACTTCATCTTCTAATAATGTTATAATGATAAAATCTGTAAATTTTGTTAAATCTAATATAACTTGTTTTTTTTGAATTAATCTTTTTATATATTTACAAAAATCAAAAATATTATCATCATCTTCTTTATAATGATATACATCATAACCTAAATGCATAATTAAATTATCTCTATGTATATCTTTTTGAATATTTTCATAATTGTTATGATGTTTTTCATCAAATTCAATTATCATTTTAATTTCATGAATAACAATGTCTGTTCGAGGACCAAATTTATAGTGTTGATTTAAATCTTTAAAATTAGATAAAAAATCATCTTCTATTTTTATAGAATAATTTGGATAATTTTCTTGAATGAAATTTGCAAATGTATATGTGAATATATATTGTTTTTCTAAAATATTTATAAAATCTTCAATTAATTCAATATATTTTAAACCATTTGATTTATTAATAACTAATAAATCAAAAATCTCTAATAATTCAATTAAAATATTAAAATTTATATTTTCGTAAATTTTAATATTATTTTTTTTTATTAAAAAGTTTTTAATTTTTTTTAGTTTAATATAATCAATTAAATTATCATTTTCTAAATTTAATAAATTCATAAATTTTTCATAGTTTATTTGAATTTCATTATTTTCATAAATAAAATCATTTTCACTAAAAAAATTTTTTTTAATTAATTTTTTTTTAATAGATTCCATTTATTAATTATATATAATTATCTATAATCAATATTTTTTTCAATTATTTAAAAAAATATTAATTAATATAATTAATAATACAATTAATAAATTCAATTATTTAAAAAAATATTAATTAATATAATTAATGATACAATTATTAATTATATTATTAAATTTTTTACATATTAGTTCTTTTAAACTATTACAACATCCATTAGAAAAAAGAATAGGTTATATTTATGATCTTAAAAATATTAATAAAATTGATCCAATATCCATGAATAATCTATTATATATATTTAAAAAATATCCATTATTGATATTTAAAAATCTAGATAATGTTTCTCCAACAGATTTTTTAAATTTTGTTAAAAACTTTGATGAAAATTATGATGATGAAGCATTAAAATTTCCTGAAGAAAATCAACATCAAATGCTTCAACCTTTTGATCAATTTCCTGATTGTAAACATGTTGCACCTAGAGGAAATATAGAATTATTAGATTTTTATAATATAAAAAATATAAAAATTCAACCTCATAAACCTTTCATAAATAATTATTTATGGCATACAGATATTTTAGGTCATGAATATAAGATACCTCCTGTTGTTACAGGGTTTTATATTTTAGAACAACCATTAATTGGAGGAGATACAGATTTTATTTCAGGTGAAACAATTTATGAAAATTTAACATCTGAAGAAAAAATAGCAAGTCATAATATGTTGATAGAAATTAATAGAAGAAAATTTATTACTAATAATTTAGAAATAGATTATGCTGGTGTAAATCGTTTAGAAGAATTTGAAAAAAGTTTAGAAGGTAATACACAAATACCATTAGTTTATGCACCAAATAATAATTGTGAAAAACCTAGAATATTAATAATGCCAACATTTTTTGAAAGAGTTGTAGGTTGGAGTATTAAAGATTCAAGAAATTGGATAAAAAATTTTATGAATGAAAAAGTTTTACCCCATCGTGTTAGTGTTCAATGGAAGAAAGGGGATTTAGCAGTATTTAATAATAGAAGATTTATACATTCAAGTACACCAGCCAAGAATTATTTAAATAATTTATCATCATCAAAAAGATTATTATTACAAACATTTATTCCAACAACTACACCATTATTAGGAATTATACCATCAGAAAAAAATGTATATGCATGTCATAATGTTAAATGGATTTCAGATCAAGAGATTTCAATTATATCAGCATATGATAATATTAAATATGTAAATAAGACAATTGAAAAGAATAACATTACATTAGATAATTATTATGTTATTAAATAAACTGTTGACCTGTATACCACATTCCTCTATTTGGGTCTTGCTCTGCACAAAAGTATTGATTCCAATTTTCACGATCCAACTCATATATTATTTTTTTTCGTCTTTCTCCATATATAATATCATGACTATCAATATTTAATAACATGTTCATTGGGAATTCTAAGAAATCATCTAAAAATGTTAATACATGTCGCATATACATTTTATGTCTACCAATATTATATTTAAAAAATTGTTCAATTTTATTAGAAGATTTAGAAGATTTAGAAGTTTTTTCTTCAATACTTTCAGAATCTTCTAAAACTGTTTCTTTACTAATTTTAGAATCTTGTGTATCTTTTGTAATTATTGGTTCTAAAGGTCTTTGACTAAAATTATGATCATATCTTTCTGGATTTCCAAAAGGTCTTTCACTAAAATCATCAAAATTATTATAATAATGTCCCTCATCAGCTATTTTACCAAATTCAAAACTAAAACCATGATTAGATCTTTCTGGATATCTGGAAGATATTTGCCTAAAACCATGATCAGATCTTTCTGGATATCTAGAAGATATTTGACTAAAACCATGAAAATCACCATCTTCATGTCTTTCATCAAAATTATTATCAAAATGAAAATCTCTATTTGGCATTGGTCCTTGATTACGTTTTTTTTCTATAAATTTTTCACTAGTTGGTATTTGTTCTGGAAAATTTGCAACTGAATATACAAGTGGAGGTATTCTATGAGCAACTGCATGTTCATAATTAATTTCAAATTGTTTATATCTTATATAAAATATTTTATGAATCCTTTCAGATCCTAATACACATTTATCATGAAATGTAGAAAAACTATATTGTTTCAAATGTTCATCATCACAATCATGTATACTAAGATGTATATGATATGGAAAATATTTACATTGTTTAGTGGTACACCTACAATCTGCCTGAACAAAAAATCCTAATGGATAATACATATGTGGTTTCATAATATTACCCCATAACCATGTATATAATATATTTATTATATTTTCTGGTATATTTTCTATTGTTTCAAAATTATAAAAGATATACATCAAGAGTAAATTTAAAAATATAATAATATTTCTCATTTTTTCTGTATCTATATATAAATGTGATGATATTCCTGGTATATTAGCTAAAATATTATCTAGTATTATAATTTTTTTCTTTATAAAAAAATTTAATATATCGTAAGTGTATATATCATTACTAATGTTATCTAGAATGTCAGATATAATATCATCTCTTTCTAGTTTTATATTATTATATAGAAATTTAATGATATCTAAATTACTTTTAATACATGCATTTTTAAAATGTTCTATAGTAAAATTAATCAAATCATTATATTTATTTTTAAGCGTAAAAAGATAATAATAATATATAGGTATTTCATTTATTTGTTTTGTACATAATGTATTAACGATTTCAAATAATCTTTCATGATTCTCTGCTGTTAAATTTATGCTAGTTATTATTAAATCAAATATTTCTCTATTATCATTTTGAATAACATTTTGTAAATGTTGTATATTAAAATTAATACTATCAGCATATTTATTTTTAAGTACATTAAGATAATGATAATCTTGAAAAGTACATCTAGTAGATAACATATTTACAATTTCATTTAATTGTAAATTATTCTGTTCTGTTAAATCTATACTAATTATTATTAAATCAAAAATTTGTCTATTATTATTTCGAATAACATTTTGTAAATGTTCTATATTAAAATTAATACGATCGTGATATTTAGTTTTAAGTTGATTAAGATAATAATAATATTGATTATTATATGTATCACATAATAAATCTACAATTTGATTTAATATTGTATTATTTTCTGGTAAGCTTATACTGGTCATTATTAAATCAAAAATTTGTCTATTATTTTGATTAATAACATTAAATAAATGTTGCATTCTAAAATTAATAATATCATTATATTGAGTTTTAAGTTTATTAAGATAATACTCATCTTGAAAAGATGATCTTAAACATAATTGATCTACAAGGGCAAGTAATATTAGATTATCATCTGCTGTTAAAGTTAATCTAGATATTATAATATCAAAAAAATGATTAACATAATTATTTATACATGCATTTTTTAAATTATGAATATTCATTTCAATTCTATCACCTGGGGTTAAAGCTGATAAAAAATCATGTGGAATTAAAAAATTATCTAATTTTAAAATAATTTCAATAATATTTTTAATTTTAGGATTAATTTCTAATTTATCATATAATGATTTTATTATACTTGGATTTATACTTTGATTTAAATTTATTTTGTTAATTAATAATTTAATTAATTCTATCATATCAAATGAGGATATTGAGTTTGATATGATAGAATTAATTGCTATTTGTAAAATATTAATATCATATTCATCCCTATCACTAAATATATTTTTTGTTATTAAAAAATTATATATAGCTACTTTATTTGTATGTGTAGTTTTAATTAAATAAGTTAATACATCATTTATATTTTTTAATAATGTATCTTGTTTTTTTTCTCCAAGTTTTAGCCATTCATCGTGTAATACAATAGGTATTGTTATATTAGTATTTGCACTGTCAATTGCATTCTGAACATACATAATATTAGTAGTAATTATGTTGTCTCTAATAGTATTTGGACCTTTTTTCATACCTCCTAATAAATTATATTGTTTTTTTACAAATAAATATTTATCTTTGTAATTCATGTATATAATAATAAACAATATATTAAATTAATAAAAATAAATATTTATTTTTAACTACACAAAAAATAGTTTTGTATCAATTTAATATGCTTTTTAATTCCAGAAAAAATAATATTAAATTTAGTTTATAATCTCCAAAGGTGTAAAATATGCACTATAAATAATTGAAAATAATATTATTTAATAATATATATATATATTATTAAATATTATATATGAAATCTAAAATAATAGGTTTTGGTTCTTTTGGATATATTTTTTCTCCATGTTTAATATTTAATGAAAATTTAAATATTAATAAAGATGAATATATTACTAAATTATTATATCATGAAGATGCAGAAGATGAATTAAATTTTATTAAATTAATAAATAAAATAGATATATCATGTAATTATCATTTAGGAAAATATTATAAAACAAAATTGATTAAAGATATTCATAAAAATATAATAGATGATTATAATTTATTTCATTTTAAAAAATTTAAAATGAACATTAATGATTTAACTCCAATAATAATGAAGAATGGAGGTCGTAATTTAAATCATTATGCTAAAAAATTTAAATTATATACAAAAAATAATATTGATATAATATATTCATTTTTAATAGAATACTATAAATTATTAGAAGGTATTAAATTATTTAATGATAATAATATTGTTCTTCATGATATTAAACCTGCAAATATATTATATGATATAAATAAAAATAAATTAGTTTTTATAGATTTTAGTTTAACTAATACAAAAAATAATATTATAAATTTATCAAAAGATTCTAATTATGATTTATCTATTCATCATTCTTCATTTCCATTTGAATTGAATTATTATAATTATGATAAATATAGTAATCTAAAAATGGGTTCTAATCTTGATATAGATGTTTTATGCCTTCGTTTAGATTTGGGATTAAATAAAAATATAAAAATAACAAATATGGATAAAAAATTATTAGATTCATTTAATTCATTAAGTAATTATTATTATAATGCAAAAGAACATAATAAAAATGATATTATCAATAATATGTTGATAAAATTTAAATTTTTATTATTAGATTTAAAAAAAATAAAATATGATGAATTTATATTTAAATCTTTAAATACATTAGATTCTTATAGTTATGGGATAACTTTAATATTTATATTAAATCATATCGAACATATTATTCCTAATGAATTATCTATTGTATTAATGGATTTAGCAATAAAATTATCATTTATTGATTTAAATAATAGATTAAGTATTGAAGAAGGATTAGAAAAATTTAAAGATATATTAATTAAATATATTGGTTATGAAGTTTAGATTTTATTTAATTAATTTTTTTAATTAAATAAAATTAATTATTTATAATAAAATTAATTATTTATAATAAATTTAATAATTATATTTTTTTCTATTAATTTATTTATTTTATTAGCAAAATAATCATATTTAGTTCTATGTATTATTTATATTAACGCAATTGTATTAATAAAAAATTGATTATTATATTATTTTGAATATATATATATACACTATTAATTATAAAATGACAACTAATATGCTAGAAGAACAATTTAAACAATTATCTTGTGATGCATTATATGAATTATATAATGAACATGTAAATTTATTAGCAGATTATGTTATAAAAATGAATAATATTGATTCTAGAAGAATTAAAATAATGAATATTATTAAACAAAAATCTCGAGAAGAGTTTAATAATAGTGAAACTGGGAATATGGATTATATTAATATGCCTGAAGAACAATTTGAACAATTAACTTATGATGAAATATATGAATCATATAATCAACATATAAATTTATTGGGAGATTATGTTATGGAAATGAATAATATTGATTCTAGAAGAAAAAAAATATTAATTATTTACAGACAAAGATCTCAAGAAGATATTGATGATAGTAATAGTTATAATAATAATATTGATGATAGTAATAGTGAAATCAAATATGATAATATTAATATGTCTGAAGAACAATTTGATCAATTAACTTATGATGGATTAATGGATTCATATACTGAACATGTAAATTTATTAGGAGATTATGTTATGAAATTAAATAATTTTGATTCTAGAAGAAATAAGATTCAAAATCTTTTAAAACAACGCACTGAAGAAGGTTTAAATGATCAAGTTATTAATAGTGAAATTGAATATGATTATATTAATATGTCTGAAGAAGAATTTGAACAATTAACTTATAATGGATTATATGAATCATATACTGAACATGTTAATTTATTAGCAGATTATGTTATGAAAATGAAAAATATTGATTCTAGAAGAATTAAGATAATTAAGATTTTAAAACAACGAGCTGGTGAAGCTAGTGATAGTGATAGTGATAGTGATAGTGATAGTGAATATGGGGATATAGAATATGGGGATATAACTGTTACTGAAAATATTAATACTGAGAATATTAATACTGAAAATATTAATACTGAAAATATTAATACTAATGATAGTGATAATAATAGTGATAATAATAGTGATAATAATAGTGATAATAATAGTGAATTTAGTGATAGTGGTGATGACGATGAAAATAATTATGAAGATATTGATAGTAATTATCATTTTGAATCTTTAAAAGATATTAGCGATAAATATCCGATTATATTTAATGATCATGAATTATCATATACAGATTTAATTCTTAAAATGTATAATAATAATAATATAAATACAAAAAATTATGATTTAGAAGATGTAATTATATTAAATTTAATTGGACAATATTATCATTATATCTATATTAATTATAATAAAATGATAAAATATTATACGATAGCAATAGAAAAAAATTATATGACTAGTATGTATAATTTAGGTTTTTATTATCAAAATATAGATTATGAATTAATGAAAATGTATTATTTAATGGCAATTGATAAAAATTGTTCAAATAGTATGAATGATTTAAAACAATATTATTTTACTGAAGAAATAAATGGTAAATTAAAATTTTATAATTTATTATGTAATTTACAAATAGATTCTGATATTGTAATAAAAACAATTAATGAATTATTAGATGAATCTGAAATTGTAGAATATAAAAATAAAATAAATATGAATAAAAATAATATTAAAGATTGTATTATTTGTTATGAAACACTATTACATATTCCATTTAATTGTAGTCATGAAATTTGTATTAATTGTTATTGTTTGGTCGATAGATGTTATTATAAATGTTGTTAAATATATTTAATATTAAATATATTTAATATTCTTTAATTTATTTTTATAAATAGTTTGTTTAACATTTTAATTATTTTTATAATTACAATGTAAAGGTTCTGAAATATTTTTAATAACATGGTCAATTACTCTTTGAATAGTTTTTTATTAGTTAAATTTTTATCATGTTCAAATATTTCATCTCGTTTTTGTCTTCTTTCAATAGCTTTAGAATTATCTATTATTCTAGTTTTCATTCTAGTTTTAGGAATTTCTTTTTTAACTTCTTTAGCTTTTTCATGTTTTATAATATTATTGAAAATTTTTGTTTTACGATATTTTTCATCGTTTAATTCATTATTTCAATTTATGAGCTTTTTCATCCTCATCATTCTCTTCTTTTTTTTCTTTCAAATAATTTAATAACCATTCTTTACTCCCATATGACATATTTTATATTATTTAATATATTAATTAATACACCCAAAAAAATCGGTTTTGTGCCATTTAAATTTAAACGTATTAAGACATTTTAATAAAATGTCTTAATAAATTGAAATAATTATAATTAAATTATCAAAATATTACTATTAATAACATAATAAAAATTAATGTTTATTCTTATTCATTTTTAGTTTGAAATAAAAAAAATGCGAGATTCTTTCCTTTATTTAAAAAATACATATTTAATTAAATAATAATTAATTTTATTATAT